TACTGCGTCAGAGGCTGTCGCATGTTCTGCATGACCTGCATCTGCGACTGACCGGTCATCTGTTGCGTAAGCAGATTCAGGCGATCAGCAGATGTGGCATATGAAATGCCCCGGTCGATACGGGCATCCATACCCTGAACAAGAGGCTTGATAGCCTCCGATAGCATCTTGCCTACTACGGCAGCACCAGCAGCAGTGCTAGCCGTTCCTCCCGTCGCATTAGCGCCATGAGCCGCAAAGTAATTACGGATACGCCCGGGTTGTCCTCCGCCGCTTGTGCTACCAGCGCCTCCACCAGCGCCATCGCCACCTCCACCAGCGCCACCGGAACTATTAACAGGCTGGCTAGTGTCGGTACCTGCGGGTCGGGGCGTGCCAGTAGCGGACTTGCCCGTCATGATGCCCTGAACATTGCCAGCAGCCGTGGCGAGTTTCTCCATCTCCTCGCGCCAAGACTTGGTTAGATCCCGGGCTTCCGTGAGATGCTTTTTGAGGGCGGCTAACTGAGCGGTATCTACACGGATACCTGCGCGTACGTCAGAGCGACGGCGGCTGTTATTACCACCGATCAGGCTCTCTCCGACTTCTGCGTCGGGATCGTTATCAGCCATAAGGGCCTCCGCTACTGATTACGCCATTTCGCCATACGATACCAGAAATCGCGTTGACGAACGGTCATAGATTTGATGTCGTGTAGACCAAACCCTTTGTAGACGGTGGCTATGGCTTCGTATTCCCAGTATAAGATCTTCAGACTAACCGAGTAAAAGGGAGACCCAGTCGAGCAGAATTGGCATGTCCTTGCCGCAACTTGCACACTGAGTTTCCACCTCCCCTAACTTCGGCCCGATCTCAATATCAAGAAGGGCATTAACTAACTTCTTGCGATCCCCAAGACCTAAGGTCCTCGCCCACTTCATAGGATCAGCGGGGGCCTGCCCCTCCGGCCACGAGGCGCAACGAGCCAACATGGCAGTGTTCATCTGCGCGTCGCTCTTAGAGTCCTTCTGGACGGCGACGGTGTCTTCTCCGTTAGGCAACCGAAGAGTGATGGTGCCCTTCGATGTCTCCACCCGAACGCCTTCCCGAACGTCAAAGTCCGGGTAGGTAATCGGGAAATCGTTATCAAGTTCCAGCGTTACGTCGTTCACCTGACTGCAATGAACGCACGGCATCTTAATGAGGCGGGTTTCACCGTAAGTGACCTTCATAATCTGCAAATACAGAAGGTCCCGGTCACCCAGAATCAACTTATCAATGATCTTGATGTTGTTGTTGACCTCGATAGTGCCGACACGGATCACGGTCCTACTGAGGAGAGCACTCATGTACTCGGAGTACATAAGGTCCTTCTTGTTCTCAATAGAGGCCAGATACTCCTCGTCCTCGCCGTTGAGTTCCCGAATCTCCGCCTGAGTATGCCAGACGCCCCCTTCATCGTTGTCCTCATGCAGACCTCGCATAAGATTGACGATGGTATCGGGGGCATCCGGCATGGTCGGAACCGGATCTAGGATGGCGTCATTGACACGTGCGGCATCATCCTGCTCGCTCATATTGTGCTCCTAATCGTTTGGGGTTGTACTGAAATGTATCAGGAGATGGTAGCCAGATCGGTGATGGGCCTTGACTTCTCGTCATCCGCGAAGAGAACGGTGAATCCCTCATGGTTCAGCACCATCTGCTGAATCAGAATCGAGGAGTCACCAGCGTTAAGATCTCCCAGCGAATACGAAGCGGGCCAGCAGTTGAACAACTTATACCCAATCTTCGGATCGCCAGCAGGAGTAACGACGTTACCCGACGAGTTCGGCTGAGCGTAGGTGCCAGCCGAAACCGGATGGTCGTGGACCGTGACGACGATGTCGCAACGATAATCGTTGTTGCCGGTGGCCGAACCCTCCGAGTCGAGGCTACCCTGCGCCCAAGAGTGCATGAACGTCTGCCACCTGTACAGCGCTCCCTGATTGGCAAACACACCCTTGGTCAGAGTGACGGGGCCGTAGTCTGACTGACCAACCATCTTGTGCGGGTGCGTGTTCATGCCCCCTTCACGGTAGGCAATCATTTCGTTCTGAACGGTCAGACCGGAGACGACGGAGAAACCTAACTTCGGCAACTCCTCCCCCACCAGCGTTGCCAGCCGACCGTTAGACGGAGGCTGGATAGTGACCTGAAACTTAAAGTTCCTGACCGGGTCGGTAACTGATGCTCGTGCCATGGAATATTGCTCCTTGGTTTATCAGAGTGACTCGACAGCGTTGCTGCCGCCGGTCCACTGGCTGAGGTTGATAACGATGAACTCTGCGGGGTACTGAAGCGCCACGCCCACCTCGACGTTGACGATGCCCTGATCGATGCTCGTCGTAGTGTTGTTGGTGGTGTTGCAGACCACGAAGAACGCCTGCGAGGCATTGTCACCGACAAGGCCACCAGAGCGGTAGAACTCCGAGAGGAAAGACGAAACCACCACGTTGATGCGGGTCCAGAGGTTGGCGTCGTTCGGCTCAAAGACTGCGAACTGGGTCAACTCCTTGAGCGAGTACTTCAGGTAGTTCAGGGTGCGGCGCACCGGGATGAACTTGTCCGAGGTAGAACGGGCCAACGTACGGGCACCGTAGACCACGACACCCGCTCCCGGCACAGCCTTGAACGAGTTGACGTACGGGGTGCCGTCATACAGGGTGCCGAGATCGGCGTCGGAAAGGTCGACGGCGAGTCCGAGAGCACCACGGATGTCTGCGTTGTAGCCAGCCGGGGCCTTGGCGACCGAGCGCTGAACCTCGGTGCGGACCATGAGACCAGCGATGGCACCACCCGGGTAGGTGGTACGGATAGCGCCGGGGCCGGTCTTGGCCGGGTCGACCATCTTGAGGGCCGGAGCGTAGTGAGCGGCGTAGCCACCGCTCGACAGACCGGAGAAGTTCGACGCAACCGTCTGAAGATCAGTCAGCGTCTCCGAGGTCTTGTCGGGGTCGATGACGACGAACGAATCGCCACGGGCCACAGCCTTGTTGATGAGCGGGGTCAAAGCAGTAGTCGAGGTCTGACCGACGGCGTTCATGATCAGGTTGCCCGGAATGACATCGACCTTGTCAGCGGCCCCAGCGAAATCCTGCGGACCGACAACGCCCTCAGTACCGCCTGAGAAGGTGGCGACGTTGTCAACCTCAGTGATCCACGCAAGGTTGGCATCGGGAGACTCAGTAGAAACTCCGCTGATCTTGATGTACTTGCTGTAGGTGTTGATGACCGTGGCAACGTAGCGGTTGCCATCGGGGTCGAGCGTAACCTCAGGCCAACGCTCAACTTCCACACCACCGAGATTCACGACAACGGTGAAGGTACCGTGCGCCGAGTTGGTGGTGTCAACCAGCCCAGCCGCAATCGACAGGGTGAGGCTGTTGCCCCATGTACCGTTGCTCATGGCCTCAGCATCGAAGAGGGCGGCAGACGCCGACGAAGAACCGTTCGGGTAGTAAGGAACGTCCAGCGACGCAGCCGCATCGGGAGTCACCGAGTCAGCGGTACCGCCTTCGCTGTCGTAAGTACCGACGGTGCGAACCACGTGACAGGCGCGACCACCGTTGGCGAAGAAGTGATAGACGGCGTAGCCGAGGTCGTAAGCGTTCTTGAGGTCACCGTAGGTGCGCTTGTAGGTAGCCCAGTCGGTAATGAGCGTAGCCACCTCGGGGCCGCGTTCAGCAGCACCGAAGAACACAGCAGACGTACCACCGGTAACGGACTGAGTCAGGCTAGCGAGCGAACCCTCGTTAACGTAGACGCCGGGAGTTGAGTAGGTAGGCATTTAGAAATCCTCCGAGAAAGAGATAGATAGGACATTGGTGTCCGGGTAGTTGTCGGTTAGTGTGCCACTTACTGCGGAAACTCGCTTGACGGCCAAGAGGTCGCTTTGGGGAATCTCTGCGTTAATTTGTACTGTGATGACCTTGCGGAATATGCGCTTCTTATAGCCGGATTCTTGATCCAGCAAATCTGCTGACCGCCAGTCTAGTATATCGCAGCGCCTAATGGTGCCGTCTTCGGGAATTTCAATGAAACCCCGTCGAAATGGGAAAACGTAGCGGAGCATTGCGGCAGAGAGTTGCCGGTCATGTCGCTGACTCCTGCAATACGTAGAGACCTGATACATGAGGTTTACGGGGACCAACTGGTCAGTTACCAGATAGTCGGCGTTTGCATCATTCGCCAATATCCCGTCGATGTCTTCCTGCGAATACTCGGACGGGAAGTAGTCAATACTTGACGCGCTGGCGTTCGCAGAAGTGGAGTAATAGTACGACCGCTCCGACTCCTGCCGCTCTCTGGCGTACATGATGTCGAACAACTCAATAGTGGCAAAGGGGTAGGTCTTCTCAGTCTCGGCCTCTGGATACCGGAAGAACACCTGTAGGGGGCGGCGCATATCCCTGTCGTCAGACACATGCAGGGACATAAGACGCTTCTTCAACGCGGCGTCCTCGGCAAGGGTAAACCCCGGATTAGCCAAGGGCCACCTCCTTACGCATATAGTCCGCTATGGCGTTACTAACATCGTTAGCGGCACGAACAACTCGCCTGCGCAGGAGTGGGTTGGGGGCGCTATCTATGCCGCCAAACTCAAGCGTTTCAACGTAATCAACAACCTCATCATCACCTGCGTAGTTGAAGATCAAATCGCCCTGATTGTTAGTGATATACAGGTAGTCAGCGACTGCCGCCCAGTCTGGATCTCGGAGCGCTTCCTGCCGGAGGCTCTGGTACTCCTCGCTAGTGGACGAGTCGATGACATCAGACAGGTCATCTAAGAGGTAGGCATCCAAATAATCGATGTGGATAGCCATGTACGGGTCGCCTGAAATAAACCCAGAATCCATCGAACTAGAAGCATGAGAAGCCTGCATGGCTTTCCTCCGTGGTTCTGGGCGTTGTAAGGCAAAAACACTGCAACCGACGCGCATCGGCTACACACCCATGTTACACCTAACTAGGAAACGATGTAGGCCAAGGGAGGCTTGAAGTACGAGGATTTCGGGGGCCGTTATCGAACAGGAACTCTTGATCAATGAAGATCTCGTACGCCTGAACCACGATAATGGCTTCCGTAGGGATACGGCCCCTAGCCCGGTAATCGGTGATCTTGTAGTGCCGCCCGTCGTATTCCAGCACGTCATTGAGGTGAGCGTTGTACTCATCAGCACCTTCCAGACCGCAAGAAACGGCGTCCTTGTAAAGGATCGTCGTGCGCAGGCTTTGGGTGGGCTGACGACCGTCCTCAATTGCCCTATACGAATCCTCAACCTCTTCGATATAGATAGTCGGAATCGTGATACCGGCCTTGTAGTTACGACCACCAGATCCGGGGACGCCCTCGTCATAGATGTCGTCGTAGACGCTGTAACCACCCTGAAGGGGCTGGAACTGATACCAGATAACGGTTTCCCCGGCTTCGCGGTTACGCCTGCGAACGTGCTTGTTGATCAGGCTCAGTTCTCGGCGGGGGTCCATTAGTAGTACCCAGTCGACAGGTACCCGGTCGGCGGCTCACCGTCAACGTAAACCTCTTCACGGATATCGTCCGGCAACTCCTCGATATCAATAACACCGTCATCGATCTCGGGGTAAATACGTTCGATGGGGCCGTAATCGCCAACCTCACGAGGCTTGTAGAGAGGCACCAAACGGTTGGTGGTGCGGCTGACGCGGCGGAGGTTGACGACCTCCAGACGCTCCAGCCCGATGTTGAGGGCCTGAGCACGGCGGTTGTACTCGTTGGTCCAGTAATCAAGCAGGCTGGACACCATGCGGTAACGCTGAGATGACTGAATATGGACGGACTCGGATGTAATTACATCGATGTCGCGGCTGTACTCAGAAAGCAGCCCCCACAACGCCTGAACGAGGGTATGAATACCTATGACATCCGCAACGGCGGGGGCCATGTTCGCCAACGGCACCTTGAGATTGTGCGTGTTGAGGTTGATAGCCATATCGGCGTAGAAATCCAGATCAGACGGCAGCATCCACTCGTAGTAGTAGCCGTCCACCATAAGCGTGGCGTTGTTCGGCAAAGCACTACCAAGCCGTATCAAACCGTTACGGTCATCCAGCGTGTACGCAACTGACGCGGACGTTGATCCACCTTGCGGGGTGTAGGCCACCCAGAGTGTGTCAGCCTCCACGTTGGGCTTACCCAGATCATAGGTAATGCCCATGGGGACGAACGTCTGCTGGAATGGCTTCTTGAAGTCCCGCAGATAGTTGCGGGCAATAGTAACGATCTCAGCCTTAGTAGCCATCAGGCATCCCTAGTGAAGTACAAGGTCACCGTCAGGGGGCCGCTATCTCCTGTGTCTGCCGAATCGATATCAATTGTGATCAGTGCGTCATCTGCGATGGCCGGGTCTGATATGACAGCCGCCGCAGCAGCCGAAGTAGAACTGGACTCTCCAGCATCGATGGTCAACGGAGTGCTGAGAATACTGCTACCGGACTCGTTAATATCGATACTGATAGCCGACGTGGCGTTGCTGCCGGAGTTCAGGCCAGCGCGGACCTCAGTAAGGAGCGCCCCATATGGCATACGGAACACCGCCGCCCCAGCCTGACTAGCGGGGAGCGAACCCGATCCCACCAGTTCCAGAGTCACGGTCTCTTCAAGAGCCTCATCAAGAAGCGAGGTACCACCCACCGTGTCGGCCTCCACACCATGGCCTGCTCGGATAATCCAGCGGACATACGTAGATGCAGGCACGACATTAAACGGCGTAGTAGAACCGGTATCAGTTGTGGAGCCAGTAGAAGGCGTGCTAGTGGTAGTAACAGACTGGCTACTGGTCTCAGTAGGGCTGGGTGACCCTACCGACACCGTGTGGCTGTGCCCTCCAGCAGAACCAGTGTTTAGGGTCGGGTTTAGCCTTAATGATCACTGCCGCGAGTTAGTTCTCCGGGGTAAACGTCGCCCTGAGACACCTTGTGGTCAGTGTAAGTGTGGGAGTGTGCACCAGCAGTAGTAGCAGACCCGCTATGACTATGGTCAATGGAGTGGGTGTGCGCCAGCGTGTGAGTATGCGCCCCAATACCGTGGTTGTGAGCAGGCAAGTTGTTGACACCCAGAGTCACAGTGTCGCTACCTACTGGGGTACCGACCAAGTTGACATCCGTGGTGCCCTTGAGACTCTTCCCGTTCAGGTTGGGGACTTCGAACGACGAGCCAGAGCCACCGTGGGTGTAGCCGTACGCGGCGAACAGGGCCGGGTAGTCAGTAGTCAGCAGGCTCTGCCCGTTGGCCTCAATGAATCCTGAGGGGAGCGATCCCTTAGAGGGCCACGCTACAACGGCACCGATAGGCAGGTGGGGGCCAATGTTACGGGCCAACTCATACCACTCACCGTAGATGCCCTTGACGTAGACACCTGACGACGTACCGCTGGGAGCGGCCTTGCGGTAGAACAGCCGCCCCGCATCTGCCACAGGAGAAGGGCTGATGACCGAGGTGGGGGCCGAACTGCTCTGATCGAAGATCGCTGAACTCTGGAACGTACGCTTGTCGGCAATACGTGACGTAGTGATGACCTGCGTCCCCTGCCGGTAGATAGCCGCCAGCACCACATCGGTATCAAGGTTGACGTTGGTAGTGGGGCTGAAGGTACCAACGATGGTGTTGGAGGTCTTCGGGTACTCAGGGTTCGTGTCGTCATCATCGCCCTGAACAACGACCAGAGAGGCGACTCCGCTAGAGACGCGGGCAACGACTAGATCAAAGCGAGTACCAAGGGGGGCCGTCGGCATAGCCAACGAAGCGGCGGCGCTAATGCTGTACGGCGCACCATTGATAACGATGGTGCCCGAGGACACAGCGACAGCCGTGCTGGACGAGATCGACGTGACAGCACAGCCAGAGAGAACACCAGATCGGCCTGTGTTACCGAGGATCTCAAAGTCAAGAGAGTCCGGCTCGGCCTGATCTAGGTTCTCAAACTTGGCACCGCTAGACGTGTCAACGGCGTTGGGAATAATGAAGGCCATACGGCCCCTCCTCTATCAGAGAGTGTCGTAGATATTCCCGTTCTTACGCAGGTACTCGTACAGGTCAAGAGGAAGGTCATAACGATGACCATCCACGAAGTCCCACTTACCAGTACCGTAGTACATGGTCCACGTCCCCTTGATCTTGGCGTTCTTGGTCGTGGGGGACACGACAGTGGGCTGAGG